GCCAGCGCAGCCACCCGCTCCAACGGACGCCGCGCCGTCGGGCCTTGATGCTTTGGGCACGGGAGGCGCGTTCCAACTGCCTACGAGGGGCAATGTTCCGCAGTTACCTGCTCCATCTAACGTAGATGCACAACCTAGTGTAGATCAGGCGCAGCCATCGCAACCTGAAGTGATGTCACAGGCTCCAGAGGGGCTGACGGCGTCGGAAATCTTGCAAAATGAGATTGATATCATCACGACGGACACAAATACGTCGGCAGATGAGGCGTCACGCGGCCCAGCAAGCATTGCATTGATTGAAGCGGCTCGAAATGAGGGCGCAGATGTGAATGTGGGCGACAGTCGTGCGGATGTCGCGGGTAAAATTGCCAATCAGGTAGCGTTAGACAACCAAGCAGCGGCGGAAGAGGCCATGGGACGGGGCACTCCAGCGGTTGACGTGGCTACAATTAACCAAATTGGACAGCCTGTGGACATGGGTTTACCTCCTTCGATTGATTTAACACCACCAGCAGCAGTGGAACAAGCTGCTCCTGAAGTTTCAGCGTTTGATGCGTCTAGAGCGGGTCAAACAGCTTTTGAATCTAACCCTGCTAGACAAGATTCAGTAAGTCGTAAGGCCAAGAAAAAGAAAAAAGCCAGACAAGCGGCTGCTCGAGAGGCGTTGGCAAACCAAGCTGCGGCTGAAGAAGCGATGGGACGGGTCGATATCGGCGCAATCAACCAGCCAGCGGGGATTCCAGAGGGTATTGGGTCGTTAGATGCGGCGGTATCAGCGATGCAGCAGAACCTCTCTCCAGAGGGCATAATTGGCCTAGAAGTGGCCCAAACGGGGGCATTATCGGCTGAAACGGCGCAGAAAGTGGCTCAAGACAACAACCTGTCTATGCAGGATGTGGCGAACATGGCGGAGAGTGCCATGGGTATTGAGCAGTCAGAGGCCACTGGACCGAGCACCGAGGTTGATGTTGCGGCTACGGTTGATGTCGTTGATGCAACACCTGGTGCAAATCAGCTTGCGGCTGAAGAAGCGATGGGCCGAGGCACGGAGCAATTTGTGTTTGACGGTGATGTACTTGGTCCAGACCAAGAGGTCAGTGTTGAAGTTGAGCCAGAAGCCGAGGGTGATATTCTCGAAGGCACCTTGGCATCAAGAGACGTGACGGTCACTGTTGACGACGACGTTGCGGGAACCACGCCTCCTACAAACACGACGACGGATACTCGTACAACGGTTACGCCAACCCCGACATCAGATATTCGTGGAACAGTTGACGTACCCGAGGAGAGAGAAGAGGAAGTCGAAGTCGAAGTGGAGGATCCACCCGCCGACGATCCGAGCGGACCAGGTGGACCTGCTCAAGAGGAAGAGGAAGAGGTTGAAGTTGAAGTTGGTGCGACAGTAGACGATGATGACGATGATGACGACACCGCAGAGGAAGCACCGTTCGAATGTCCAGAAGGATTTGAGGCAGTGCAGATCAACGGCGAGTGGCGTTGTCAGAAGATCGGGGATGACACACCTAAAGTTGGCAGAATGCGTCCAACGGGTGGATCGTACTATCAGCCACGCAATCCATCTCTTGCGGCAACGGCGAAGGCATACAGGTTTAGATAATGAACTTACAGGCCCTTCCAGAGGAAGCATTAAAGGAGATCCTCGCCCTTACGGAAGCGAAGAAAAAGCTGGACCTCAGAGACGAAGCCCAGAATTACTTCATGCCTTTTGCTCACCATGTGTATGAAAACTTTATCGAGGGTCGGCACCATAGGATTATCGCGGAGAAGCTGGAGCGTGTAGCTCGAGGGGAACTCAAGCGGTTGATTATCAACATGCCGCCTCGACATTCCAAGTCTGAGTTTGCATCGTTCCTGATGCCAGCTTGGTTTTTGGGGCGTAATCCAAAGCTCAAGATTATTCAGGCAACGCACAATACGGAACTTGCTGTACGGTTTGGGCGTAAGGTTCGGGACTTGATTGACGATCCTGCGTACAAGGAAGTGTTTCCTGATACGAATTTGAAGGAGGACAACAAAGGTGCGGGTAAATGGCAGACTGACCGAGGTGGTGAATACTTTGCTGCGGGTGTTGGAGCGGCTGTTACGGGGCGTGGTGCGGACCTCTTTATCATTGACGACCCTCATTCGGAACAGGACGCGTTAAGCGAGACAGCGTTCGACCACGCATACGAGTGGTACACATCAGGTCCTCGACAGCGTTTGCAGCCAGGTGGTTCGATTATTCTTGTTATGACCCGTTGGGGTAAGAAGGATTTGACGGGCCGTTTGATCCAAGCGCAGAGCGGGGATGTCATGGCGGACAAGTGGGAGGTTGTGGAGTTTCCTGCAATCATGCCTTCGGACAAACCGCTGTGGCCTGAGTTTTGGGAGAAAGACGCTCTTCTATCGATCAAAGCCTCACTGCCTGTAGGTAAGTGGAATGCTCAGTGGCAGCAGACGCCCACGGCATCAGAGAGTGCGATCATCAAACGGGAGTGGTGGAACGACTGGGAAGAGGAGAAGATTCCGCCCGTCAAGTATATACTGCAAGCATATGACACGGCGTTTTCTAAAAAGGAAACGGCGGACTATTCGGCTATCACAACGTGGGGCATCTTCGAGCCAGAGGAAGGTGGGCCTGACAATATTATCTTGATGGACGCTCGACGAGGGCGTTGGAACTTTCCTGAACTCAAGGAGATAGCCTATGAAGAACACGAATACTGGGAGCCAGACATGGTGTTGGTCGAAGCGAAAGCGACGGGTACACCACTCATTGACGAGTTGCGGCTGCGCGGTATTCCTGCATTGGGCTTTTCACCTGGCAAAGGAAAAGATAAAATAACGAGGATGCACATGGTTGCACCGCTATTTGAGGCGGGAACGGTATGGGCACCGATGGATAAGAAATTTGCGGATGAGGTGATCGAAGAGGTCGTTTCATTTCCTAATGGTGACTATGACGATTTTTGTGATAGTATGACTTTAGCATTGATGCGTTTTCGACAAGGAGGTTTTATTTCTTTAGAGAACGAGGACGTTGGGGATGATTTTGTCCCTACTAAACGGGAGTATTACTAATGGCTATGCCACCACGCCCAATGGGCACGTTAGTTGACGGGGGACAGATGCAAGGCGGGGCAGATGAAAATCTACCCTCTGTTGATGTATCTGTGCCACAAGTAGAAGACTTTGCGGGGGGCGCGGAAGTTATCCCTCAAGAGGACGGCACGGCTGTAGTACAGGCTCTGGCGGACATGATCCAACAAGCAGAAGCGGACGCTCCGATGGAGCACAACGCAAACTTGGCGGAGTTTTTGGACGAAGGGTATCTTGGAGAGTTGTCGAGCGAACTACGGGCGGCATACGAGGAAGACCAAGAATCCAGATCCGAGTGGGAAGAAGCGTACACCAAGGGACTAGACCAGCTTGGCATCAAGCACGAGGAGCGTACAGAGCCGTTTCAGGGTGCCAGTGGGGTGACACACCCGTTGATTGCTGAGAGCGTCACACAGTTCCAAGCGCAAGCGTACAAGGAACTACTGCCAGCAGGTGGTCCCGTACAGACACAAATCCTTGGCATGCAGGATCAAGAGCGTGAGGCGCAAGCCCAGCGCGTAAAAGATTTCATGAACTACCAGATTATGGAGGTCATGGAAGAGTTCGATCCAGACATGGATCAGTTGTTGTTTTACTTACCGCTATCGGGTTCTACCTTTAAGAAGGTTTACTACGACGAAGCCAAACAGCGGCCTGTATCTAAGTTTGTTCCCGCTCAAGACTTGGTTGTTCCATATCACGCAAGTGATTTGCAGACAGCGCCTCGGGTGACGCATGTTCTGCGGATGGACTTCAATCAGGTTCGTAAGATGCAGGTCGCTGGTTTTTACCGCGACGTGGAACTTCTTACAAGTGATCATGGACCAGACGAGGTTCGTGAGAAGGTTGACCAGATACAAGGCACCAGCAAGACGTATGCGGACGATGTATATACGATCTTGGAAATGCATGTGGACTTGGACCTCGAGGGTTTCGAGGACATGTCTCCCAACGGGGAGCCAACAGGCATTCAACTACCGTACATTGTAACGATTGACGAGGCATCAGGTGAGGTTCTGGGTATTCGTCGAAACTTCGAAGAGGGTGGTGAACTAGCCAAGAAGCAGCAATACTTTGTGCACTACAGGTTTATGCCTGGTCTTGGTTTTTATGGCTTCGGTTTGATCCACATGATTGGTGGATTGGGCCGTGCCGCAACCAGTATTCTACGTCAGTTGATCGATGCGGGTACGTTGGCGAACTTGCCAGCGGGTTTCAAGGCGCGTGGCGTTCGAGTACGGAATGACGACGAGCCGTTGCAGCCAGGTGAGTGGAGAGATATCGACGCTCCTGGTGGTAACATCAGAGACTCGATTATACCGCTGCCATACAAAGAACCGTCAGGTACGCTTGCACAACTGCTTGGTGCACTGATCGAGGGTGGTAGACGCTTTGTGTCATTGGCTGACCAGCAGGTTAGCAACATGAACCAAGAGACGCCTGTGGGTACAACCATGGCGATGTTGGAACGTGGCATGAAGGTTATGTCTGCTATCCACAAGCGGCTGCACTACGCACAGAAAACAGAGTTTCGTATTCTAGCTCGGATCATTGCTGAGAACCTACCGCCTGAGTATCCATATCAGGTTGCTGGTGCAGAGCAGTCGATCAAGGCTACAGACTTCGATGAGCGCGTTGACATCATTCCAGTCAGCGATCCAAACATATTCTCCATGGCACAAAGGGTGACATTAGCGCAAACGCAGTTGCAGTTAGCACAGTCAAACCCCCAGATGCACAACCTGCATGCGGCGTATCGTCGAATGTATCAGGCCCTTGAGGTCCAGAACATCGATGAGATTCTCCCACCGCCGCCACAGCCACAGCCTATGGACCCTGCCTTGGAGAATGCCAGAGGCTTGATGGGTCAGTTGTTACAGGCGTTTCCTGATCAGGACCACGATGCACACATCAAGATCCACGTTATGTTCATGAAAACGCCGTTGGTTATGACATCACCGCAGGTCATGGGTACATTCTATTCACACTTGCAAGAGCACATTGCTATGAAGGCACGTCAGTTGGTTATGGCTGAAATTCAAGGATTGATTAGTCAAGTGCAGCTAAACGCTCAGATGGGCGCGGTAGATCCGCAAGCAGCGCAGCAGAAGATCATGGAAGTGCAGCAAGAGATGCAGAACCCAGCCGAGGTAGAAAAACTAGTGGCCTTGCAGGAAATGCAGATCATGCAGGAGACATTGGCAGAGATCACGCCACAAGGGCAGGATCCAATGTCAGACCCATTGGTGCAGATCCGTATGCAGGAGCTTGCGCTCAAGCAACAATCAGAGCAGCGTAAGGCTCAGATGGACGAAGCAGAAATCATGATAGATGCGGCAAAAATGCAACAGCAAGCGGCAACAGACGCAGCGCGTATTGAGAGCCAAGAAGAAATCGCTGGAAACAGAAACGACGTAAATCGTGAACGTATTGAAGTGCAGCGTCAAGCTATGCAGAGAAGGGGGTAGTATGCCGCTTAAAAAGGGGTCCTCCCAAGACACAATTGGCTCCAACATTGGTAAGCTCAAAGACGAAGGCTATCCGCAGAAACAAGCGGTAGCCATTGCGTTGAATAAGGCTGGCAAAAAGAAGTACGCGTCG